AACAGGCTATGTTTGGGCGGCACAATAGCCCAGCCTGACGGTATATGGGCAAGCAAGTCTGCTGATTACTTTAACTTTGATGTTGGCGATGCAGAAGATGATGACGCGCTTGACCTGACTGCTTCTATTGGTGAGATCAACACTATACGCCATCTGGTGTCTAATCGTGACTTGCAGATCTTTACCAGCACATCAGAAATGTATGTGCCGTCATTTACTGAAAAGCCGATTACACCAACTAATGCACAGGTGCGCAGACAAACATCTTACGGTGCAAACTTTGTACGCCCTGACTCGTTTGACGGTGCTACGATCTATGTGCAGAAGACTGGCTCTGTTGTCAGGGAGTATATCTATTCTGACTCAGAAGCAGCGTATGTATCTACTGGCATCTCTGTACTGTCACCGCATTTGATTACTGGTCCGGTGCAAATGTCTATTCTGCGTGGCGCAATTAACCGTCCAGAGTCTTATGCGTTTGTTCTAAACAATGATGGTACACTTGCTGTGTTTACATCTAACAGGGCAGAGCAACGCGCTGGGTGGACACAGTGGACTACAACAGGCAAGTTCCACTCTGTATGCACAGTAGATGATCGTGTGTTCTGCATTGGCACCTATGACACAGGCGCTGGCACATCTAAGCATGTTCTAATGGAGTTTGATTCTTCACTGAACATGGACTTCTCTAATGACTTTACCGGCTCTGCCGGTGTGTTCGATGTCTCTAGTCACTTTGCAAATGGCGCAAAGGTTAAGGTTGTTAGCGGCAATGATTACTTGGGTGAGTTTACAGTAGCTAGTGGCAATGTAGATGTGTCTGCTGTGCAAGAAATAACAGCAGCAGAGATTGGCTTTGGCTTTAATGTCGAGGCTGAGACTCTGCCCATCGATGCACAGATTGGTGGTGGCCCACTTACAGGTGAGCCTCGCTCTGTAAACAGGGTTGTGGTTGATTTGCTAAATACTTTGTCTGTATCAGTGAATGAGAAGAGGCTTGTCATTCGCACTGTCACTGATGACTTTAGTCAGGCGCGTGTGCCTGTTACTGGCAAGAAAGAGTTTCGTTTGCTTGGATATAGTAAAGATCCAACAGTTAAGATTACACAAACTGCGCCAGTGTCACTGCAAGTGAATGGCATTGTTGCGGAGGTATCGTTCTAATGGCCTTACCATTTATGGCAATACAAACTATAGGAACTACTCTTAGTATTTTTTCGTCTATTCAATCTGGAAGGGCTAAAAGGTCTGAGGCTGAGTTTAATAGAAAGCAACTTGATTTTAAGGCCAAGATGCAAAAGGTTGAGGCTGCGGAAAAAGCCAATCTTCGCTTGCGTGACTTTGATTCTGCCCAAGCATCGAACCGTGCCTTTGCTGCATTTATTGGCAGAGATCCCGGCGATAGATCTATGAAGGCATTCATGGACAGACAGAAGGAGATTGCTTATCAAGATGCAGAGGCTCTTGAGTCTGGTGCTTTGATTGAAGCCTCACAGACTAGGCGTATGGCTGCTATGGAGGGTGAGCGAGGACGCAATGCTATTGTTGAGTCCTACTTTAATGCTGGCAGCGCAATCACTACTGGCCTGTATCGGTATCATGTTTACAAAACGGATGAGACATAATGGCTGTAATTAAACAAAGGCGTCAGTTTCTTCCGCAAAGCATTGGTGTAGTACGCGCTAACACTGGCGCTGCTGAGGTTGCTCGTAGTGTTGGCGGTCTTGCTAACGCAATGATCGAAACATCATTTGATGAACTAAAAAAACAAGCTCGTGATCGTGGGCAAGAGTTGGCAGAAACCGCTGATCTTCGTGCTATTGATCCTAAGACTGGCAGGATTGAAGCGCTTACTGTCCCTGTTGATCTCGGACGCGCTGCTGCTGACTCGTATGAAGAACTTATTGAAAGGCGATATGTAAGCCAGACTGAACAAGACTTTAAAACAAAAGCTGCTGAACTTGCTGTTGAGTTTGAGTTTGATCCTGATGGGGTTGCTAAATTTGACAGCCAGTTTAGTGAGTTTATTGAAGAAACAGCAGCTAATGCTTCGCCAAAATTTGCTACAGCTTTTAAGAACTTTGGTGCAGCCCTTCTGTCTTCTAATAAACTTAGCCTACAGCAAAACAGAAATAGAATTGAAAGACGCTCTTTAGCATCAGACGCGGCTGTATATATTGACCAACAAGTTTCAGATTATACAGACATGATCTCACTGCCTACTTATGCACCGGGATCTCCGGCAGCAGAAGATGCTGAGATACTACGCGACATTGCTATAATGGAGTTTGAAAAGGCTCAAAAGCTGTTCCCAGATCTAATTACACCGGCTCAAGTAGAAACAGCTAGAGATAACTTTGATCGCGCATCTGACATTGCTGTTGGCAATCGAATTATTAACAAGATCGAACTGTCCAGCGACATGGACTATGCAACCGTTAATAACGTGCTGCGTGTTGTTACATCTGGCGGTGCAGACCTTCAAAGTTTGCCAGAGAAACTTCAGACAGATGTATCTGAAATTCTTATGTCGCCAACATTTAATGATAATCGTGACACAATCGTACAGGATTTAAGACAGTTTGGCGCTTTGAAGTCTAATGAAGCTACTATCGCTCGTGCGCAGAAAAGTGATGCAGATGCAGCGGAGGCAGAAGCTCAACAAAATGCTAAGATTGAAAACAGATTTGATCTTATGCCAAAGCGTAAGGACGCTGTTACTAAGATTACTGATGCCCTTGGTAATGATGACTTTGTTACTGCTGGTAAAATTTTCAATGAATACTCACAAGGTGCGATTGCGTCAATAAAGGGTGTAGAAGATGAAGGTGCAATAAACGCAGTAAATGGCAATATTGCCTATGTGCGTGACTTTATGCTGGATCAGATTAGAAACAAAGCCAACAGAACGGCAGCAGATTCTAATGAACTAGTCGTATTTTCAAACTATGTTATGAGCAATGGCAAGGATGCTAATAAGCCAGAAGGCGACATGCTTGTGCTAGCAGATAACTTTATTGAGTTGTCTCGCGGTTTTAATGTGCAAGAAAAGCTAAATGGAATTGCAGCAGATGCAAAGTCTCGTGCATCTAATGAAGCAATAACAAGAGAGCAACAAGCTAATTTAGATCATGTTGATGCCATGAGTAACAGTATGGCAGATAATAAAAGTGTAAAAACAAAAAAATTAGCAGATGATCTTGTACGCCCACCGGGGACATCTACTGATTGGTATTTTCAAGAAGGCTTTGAAACTCGCGCAGAGTGGGGAACAAAGTTAATGGTGCAATTTAATGGAGCGTTGCCAAATTACGTTATCAGTGGTGTTAAGGGTGCTATTAATGGCAGCTTTGATACTCAGACGGATAAACTTGTTCAATTTGCCCAGTATTATGCTCAGTTTAGTCAGAAACCCAGTGCTTTTGGCCCACCTATAAATCTTTGGAGAGACCATTTAAGTGTAAGTGAAATTGGTTTGATTGAGGGTGCGCTTACTATTGCTGGGTTTGAAGGCATTGGTGATTTTCCAACTACTCTTGCTACCTTACGCGCATCATGGCCTGATGATAATGCAGATAATCAAAAGAAATTTAATGATAAAATGCGTAGCTTGTTTGGTGATAGTGCAACATTAAACGATTTAACATCAGAATACTCTGTCACGGAAACCTTTGGTTTTACTAGGGATATACCAAACCCAAACATTGCTAATGAAATTGAGCCACTTGTTAAGTGGGCCATACTGTCAAACAATGACGGAGATGGCGTTACAAATATGGTGAAGCGTTACATCGATCAACATTATGCTGAAACAAGTGGCATTATTATTGATCCTGTTTTTGGCTCTATAAATAGATCTAAGTTTGCGTTTTCAAAAACCTTTCATGAAAAAACACCACAAGCTATTGCCGCGTTAAATAGTCTTATTCAGAGAAAGGTTCAGTTGAGCGGTGCAGAAGATGATCCGCGTAATGATTATTATTTTGGAATGAGCATTGATGATGATCGTTTACGCGAAAGTATGATTGTTGGTGGGCGTCCATTTCCTGAGGGTTACAAGTCACCTGAGGAGCGTCGTTTTGACGAGATGGAAGCTATTATGGCTGGAGAAATGGAGCCATCTGAGTCAGTTCCTCTTGGTGAAGGTATGGGTATAAGAGCCTACCTAGTTCCACAGCCTTTGGCTCCTGTCGGTGGGGAAGAGAGTGTTGATACTGTGTATCAAATGTACAAAGTTAATGAACGCACTGGTCAGATGACCCCTGCTTTTGTTTACAAAAAAGATAAAGACGGCAATGCCTTTGCAGAAATGGTAACTATACGCATGTCAGAGGTTTATGCTGAGATGGGTATGGCACAGACAGGATATGTTTATCCATGAAGATTGTTTTAGATCCGTTTGCCCATAATGATGTCTTGTACTCTGGTGTGCAGACGCAACTTGCTGCGGATGATCCAACATTTTTTGATGTGGTTGAAGCATCTGTAGGCTATACCTACGATCCAATTATTGAAGCTATTAGCAACAGGATTAAATATGACGGCCTAGAGGACATCAACTACCGTCCCTTAGATAACATTGATGGCTACGAGGCATACCGTGATGATCTTATGGATGCTAAGAACGCCGAGCATATGGTTGATCTTAAACGCGCTATTGATGAAAACCTTGCAAGGCGCGACGTACTGGCTAAAGCAACTTTTGGTCAGCACTTTTTTGCTGGCCTTGCTGATCCTGTCAATCTTGTTGCACTTCCTTTTGGTGGGCCTACCGTGGGTATGGCTCGTTCTTTTTTAAGGACAGGTGGATCTGTTGCTGGATTAACTGCATTACAAGAAGCTGGTCGAGCAACTTTTGATCCTGTTGGTACAAAAACAGAAGTTGCGATTAATGTCGGCTCTGCTTTTGTTATTGGCGGTTTACTTGGCAGTGCAATATCTATTCCTGCATCTCGTCGCGCTGCTGCATTTGAGGCAACACAAAAGTCTTTAGGTGAACATGCGGCTGTTCTTCGTGCGCAACCTGATGTGAACAAGAACCTTCCATCACCGACTACTGAGCGTCCCTTGTCTCAGGTAGAAAACTATGAACTTGATGCCGTTACTGGCACCGCTCCACGAGTTATTCAACAGTTACAAGAAACAGCAGACGAGGCTGTAAGGCTCGTAGATGAGCGTAGAGCGGCATTTGATCGTGCGACTACCCCAGACGACATGACAAGGACTAAGGCCGCTCTGGACGAAGCAGAGGAGTCTGCGAGCAACGTTCAAGCAGAACTCAATGCGCGTAAGAATGAGTATAATATGTTCCAGCGCGAAGCAGATCTGCGTAAGGCTGACCAAGCTGCTATTGATTCTATGGACAATCCTTATGGGCTGCCAAAGAATTTGTGGACTGACAGCATATTTTATAAGTTTGTAAGCACACCTATGAAGCGAGTGCTGCAAGACACTGGGATTACTGATAACGCCAAAAAGATTATTCTTGGCATTGCTGGTGATAGCGGCATTTTGCTTAACATGCACCGTGGTGGATTGCGTCTTGGCCCATCTGTTTATCAGAAGGCGGCTATGCGTGATGGCGAGTGGGTGCAAGTCTATGATGGGCTGCGGAATATCTATGGTGCTGAGTTTGGCAAAGGCAAGCAAACATTTCTTGATTACGATGCCAGCAACAATTTGATTGGTAAGGCTGCTGAAAAGGTATTTCAAAAGTCTAAAGACCAACCTCAAAACATGTCGTTCCAGCAATATATTACAGAGGTTAATAAAAAACGTATGCGCGGTGAAGCGGCATCAACAGATGGCGAGTCTCGTGCAATGAAGTTGCTTGATGATTTTTATGAAAACTGGGAAAAGCGTCTTAATCAGACCGGCCTTATTGGCAACAGAGCGTTTTATAAAAACAAGTCTATTTTGCTTGAAGGTGACATTGCTAAACGACAGGCAGTCGTTGACAATCTAAGAGTAAAGTTAAATAGAACTGCGGCTGACGAAGATCGTCTTGCGCACAATCAACGTATGCTTGGTCGTCTTAAGGATCAAAAGGAAGACATTGATCTACAGATTAAGGCGATGAAAGACTTTCCTGCTACTGGTAACTTTGCAGAGAAGTTTCACCCACGCTACTGGCTTAAGGGCGAGGTTGAATCTCGCAGGGCAGATCTGCACAGGATTTTGACTGAGTGGTATCAGAAGAATCCTTATGTGTATGTTCTTAATGAGAAGACTGGCAAGTATCAAAGGGTGCGTACAGATCCTGATACAGCCGGTAAACGAGCAGATGAAACAATAGATAAAATCCTGGGCCTAGATGATGTTACCGCAGAGGGTAACGCTTTCTATGGTTATGGACGCTCAAAGCACTTCCGTCATCGTGACGTTGATATTCCTAATGAGCTTGTGCTGGACTTTATAGAAACTAATCCTGTTGCTGTTATGAAAGCATACACAGCAAAAGTTGCGCCTATGTATGAGATGCAAGCTAAGTTTGGTAAGGGCATTGATGATCTGCTTGATGAAGTAGAGGATGATCTGCTTGCTGCTGGTGTTGGGCGGCTGCGCATCAACAGAACTTTGCGTGATATTCGGCATCTTAATGATCGTGTGCAGGGTCAAGTTATTCGCAACCCTGATGCCTTGAACTACAAGGCTGCTATCGTCCTCAAAGATCTGGCTATGCTGAACTATCTTGGTTCTGCTGGTTTTGCCACACTCCCTGACTTTGCCAAGATCATGATGGAACATGAGATGGGTACAGTTTGGAAAAGCTTGTTTGGTGTAATGTCTGACAATCGCATCCGCATGAGTGCAGAAGAAGGACGCATTGCTGGTGAGATTATCGACATTCTAAAGGGCGATGCTCACCTAAGATTTAGCGAGAATATGATTAACAATCCTTTGAATGAAGGATTGATGTCAAATGTGCGATCAACATTCTTTATGCTTAATGGTGTTGCGCCTATGACCGCAATGTTCAAGAAGCTGGATGCTATTGCTCGTGGACATACTCTTATTGATTACTCAATTAAGTTGACTCGTGGTGAGGCTACTGAGCAAGAGATTGCTTATCTTGCGCGTTACAACATTGGCAAACAGGAAGCTGCTGAGATTGCTAATGCGCCGTGGGATAAGACTGATGGTGGCTTGTATCTGCCTAACACTCGTGAGTGGACGACAGGACGCCAGACTCAGGCCAATTATGTAGATCTTGGCTATGACACTATCATCTACCGGTACGGTGATGAGTTTAACGTAAAGCAGATTATCTCTGATCCTGATGAGTACGCCGCTGCGCGTAAGCGTTTTGGCTGGAAAGATGATGAAGCCGGTATTCCTCTTGGGCAGCATGAGTATGTGCATAATGAAAAGGGTATTGTTTATCTGAACTTCGACAAGATATCCGAGATGTTCACTGCCCTAAAGGATCCGACCAAACGCTCTGAGTTTGAGGCTCTGATAAAGACCAAAAAGGCAGAAATCAAAAAGATGCCTGATGGCCCAGCCAAAGACAGACGCGCTGAGTTCATTATGCACGCTGAGTTTAGGCTCAAGCACGCAGATTCGTTCAAGACAGAAAAAGATCTGCAAGACTATGTTCTTCTGCACGAGATGTTTCACGGCAAGTTTGTCCGTCGCAAAGGCGAGAAGAGAATTGATTACGAGAAGCGTATTAACAACCACGCTCTCAAGCGTCTCAACAAAGAAAAGCCGATCAAAGAACGCAAGACATCACAAGGCGCAGTTGAGAACTTCCGCACAGCTATGAACAGCGGTATTGGCAACACAGTCCTTATGGGTACGCCAGCAGACAAGCCGATTGCTGTTGATGGCGTGTTCTATGTGCCAATGCACATTGCTCGTCAGGTGGGTATGAAAGAAGACCCAAAGTTCAAAGGTTATGCGCGTATTGAAAACGGTATCTTGTCTATGCCGTTCCAGTTTCTGTCTTATAGCCTTGCTGCTGCTAACAAGATTACGGCTTCTCTTGCCCAAGGTCAGGTAAAGAACCGTGCTATTGCAATTAGCGCAGCTATGGGCCTTGGGTATATGGGTATGGAATTAAAGTACAAAGACTGGCAAATGGATCGTATGGACTTGGGCACAAAGATTGCCAGATCTTTTGATGCTTCTGGTGTTGCTGCTTTGTATTCAGATCTGTTTTATACATCGATGGGTATTAGTATGGCTCTTGGTGGACCTGATATTGGGGCTGGCCTTATCAAGCCTAAGTTCCAGCAAGAGAAGAATGCCCTTGACGCAATTACTGGTGTAGCTGGTGCTGGTCCATCTTATGCTGTAGATGTTGGGCGTGGTGTTGCTAAATTTATACAAGGCGATTATGGAGAAGGTGCCGCAGAAATATTGCGTAAACTTCCCGGCGCACAGTTGTTTTTCTTAAAGGACACAACCAACGAAACAGCTAGAGCCTTCGCGGGTGGACGTTATTAACTAGAAAGAGTAGGATTGCGGTATGACAATCAACCTTGCAGACAATACACCTCGCGTATCGTACGCAGTAGCACAGGGGGCAACACAGACCTCCTTCACCGTATCGTTCGAGTTTTTCGATGCTGCGGATCTAAACGTGTATGTTGATGGCACACTTAAAACAATTACTACTCATTACACAGTATCAGGGGGCGATGGATCAACTGGCACGGTAACAATGAGTGTTACTGGGGCTACTGGTGGTAGCACGGTTGTTATCACACGAGACATCGATCTTAAAAGAACTACTGACTTCCCTGCATCTGGGTCATTTCAGATTGGCTCACTAAACACTGAGCTTGATAAGCTGGTTGCTATTGCTGCTGACCTTGATGACAAGGCATCACGCGCACTACAGCTTACTGACTTTGACACAGCGGTATCTTTGGTGTTGCCTGATGTAAACACACGCAAGGGCAAGACACTGGCATTCAACGCCTCTACTGGCGCTGTTGAAGCTGGGCCTAGTACATCTGATGTGCAAACTGTATCTGCTACAGCAGCAGACATTGCAACGCTTGCAGATATTGAAGACGGCACTGACGCCACAGATGCAATTCAAACTGTTGCTGGTATAGCGTCCAACGTAACAACGGTGGCTGGTGTATCGTCTAATGTAACAACCGTCGCTGGTCAAACGACCAACATGCAGAACATTACTGACAACCTTAGTGCTGTTCAGAACGCTGCAACAAACGCCACTACGGCAACAACAAAGGCCAGTGAGGCTGCAACAAGCGCCACAAATGCGGCATCATCAGCCACTTCGGCTGCATCATCGGCCACAACAGCAACGACAAAAGCCTCAGAAGCATCGACATCGGCTACAAATGCGGCAAGTTCTGCGTCTACTGCCTCTGGCCACAAGGACACTGCGACTACAAAAGCATCAGAAGCGGCATCATCGGCTACAGCAGCGGCAGCAAGCGCTTCTACAGCTTCAACTCAGGCATCTAATGCGTCCACAAGTGCATCGACAGCCTCGACCCAAGCGACAAATAGTGCGACCTCTGCAACTGCTAGTGCGACCAGCGCAACAGCCAGCGCAACAAGTGCCACTGCTTCTGCATCGTCTGCCACGGCTGCTGCTGCAAGTCAGACGGCTGCGGCGGCTAGTGCTGCATCTGCGGCGTCTGCTTTCGACAACTTTGACGACACCTACCTTGGCAGCAAAACCAGCAACCCGACAGTCGATAATGACGGTGATGCCCTAGTGGCCGGTGCGCTGTACTTCAACAGCACATCTAACGAGATGCGGGTGTATGACGGAGCAAACTGGATTGCCGCTACATCTGCTGGCAATGTCAGCCTGATCCTGTACGAGTACACAGCCACATCCAACCAGACCACCTTCTCTGGCTCTGACGACAACAGCGCCACGCTGTCCTACACGGTGGACAATCTGCAAGTTGTTATGAACGGCGTCATCCTCGACCCTAGCGATTACACAGCCACCAATGGCACATCTGTTGTGCTGGCTGCTGGTGCTGCTACGAATGACCTTGTGAACATCTATGCGTTCAAGTCATTCACTACCGCAGACATGGTGTCTAAGACCAACGGCGGCACATTTGCTGGTGCGGTGACATTTGGTGGAGGTGCTGATTTTGGCGATAATGTTAAGGCTCGTTTTGGCACCGGCAATGATCTGGAGATTTACCACGATGGAAGCAATAGCTTTATTGCGGGAAAGACAGGCGAAAACAAAACAGTCGTCGTCAAGCCAGGTGGTACGGGCAGTGTCTTAATAACAAATAGTGCTGGCGATAACATCATCACACAGCAAGCTGATGCAGCGCATTTGCATTACGATGGCGTAACTAAAATTGCCACCACCAGCACAGGCGTCGATGTTGCTGGGAAGATTGAAGCCGACAATGCGTCAAACCCCGCACTTTCTGGCGTAACCAATCGCAACACAATACTTCAGCTTCAGAACACGGATACCGGTTATGTTGCTGGCAACGCCACTGCCATAGACTTTGGCACATCATTGACGAGTGCAACCGCGTCAATCATTGGGAGAAACCGCAACGCCGGTAGTGGCTATGGCGGTGATCTGATATTAGCAACATCACCCACGTCTGGTGATTCACTGACGGAACGTATGCGCATCGACAGCAGCGGCAGCGTAAACATCGGCGGCACCGGCGGACAAGCCAAGTTTGAGGTAAATAACGCAGTTTCGACAACGGGTTCTCTGACTGACACGACAATCAACCTTGCCACCACTGGTGTGACAGGACGTAAGGCAAACATCGGGTTTGGTCTTGCTGGTGGTGTTGCGAACACTAATGCGGCAACCATTGGCTTTGATGTGACCAACGGTTCGGGTGCGTTGCAAGGCGACCTGTTCTTTTCAACAAGAGGGTCAACTTCGGATAGCGTTTCTACAGAACGTATGCGCATCTTGTCTGGCGGTGGCATCACCTTCAACGGCGATACGGCAGCGGCAAATGCGCTGGATGATTATGAGGAAGGCGGTTGGGTTCCTAGTGCAACAAGCGGCATCACGATTAATAATGTAAGACAGGCAACTTACACAAAGGTTGGCAGAAGCGTAAGTGCCGGTTTTTGGATTAATGCAGATATTACATCAACGGATTTTGTTATCGCAGGACTTCCATACACAATATTTGGTAGGTTTGGCGGCTCCTTATCAAACCAAAACCTAAAAGAAACTCTAGCTGTCACATCTATAACAACATCTATTTATGCCTACGGTGCGACCACAGGAACAGATGACGAAATTTTATTTTTCTTGACCTACGATACATAACCCCACCAGAGGTGCGGGTCGGACAGTCCATAGCCAAAGGAGATAAAAATGGCACTTACAGAAGAAACACTAGAAGACAAGATTGAAGTGGTCGGTGACTACAAGGCTGTGCAAGTCAGGACGGCAACCGTCATCAAGCGTGACGGCGTGGAGATTAGCCGCAGCTTTCATCGTCATGCGCTGCAATGCAGCACCAAGTCAGGCGACACTTGGGCTGACACAGATATCTCTGGCGAAAGCACTGAGGTGCAGGGCATCTGTAATGCCGTGTGGACTGACGCTGTAAAGACTGCATACCAGACAGCTATGGATGCACAGGAGGTCTAGATGAGCAGAGCAAGAGATTTTGCAAACCTCGCCGGTTCGGCTGATGCCGGTGGCCTGACAGGCAAGAACATTCTTATCAACGGTGGTCAGACCGTGGCGCAGCGTGGCACTTCTACGTCGATGGCGCATGATGGCACAACAGATGCTTTTGGGGTTGATAGATTTAGAATATCTATGGGTGGAACTCACGAGCAACTTGACGGCACTTTTGCTCAAGTTACTGACCACCCTTTGAGTGTAAGTGGAAAGTCATCAAAATGGACAACCGGCACAGCAGAAAGTTCCTACGATTCAGATGAATATTTTTATTTTGCACAGCTAATTGAAGCGCAAAATGTACAGCATCTTCAGTACGGGGGTTCTAATGCTCAATCAGTAACGCTGTCCTTTTACGTCAAATCATCTGTGACAGGAACATTTGCTTGTAACCTATACAAGCCTGACAACACTCTTAGAATTATCAACAAAACATATGCTATTTCTTCTGCAAACACTTGGGAGAAAAAGACCATAACATTTCCTGCCGATACTGGTGGTGGAGGAATTAATAATGATAATGGTCAGGGGCTGTATGCAGTTTGGCATTTAGCAGCAGGTTCTGGTTCAGTCGGCGGTGGCTCTAATGGTGCTTGGAAAACTTATGGTGGGTTAACTGATTGGGCAGATGGACAGGCAACAAATGCTGTTGCAACAACTGCGGGTGCAACATGGCAAGTAACAGATTGCCAGCTTGAGGTTGGCGAACAGGCCACGCCGTTTGAGCATCGGTCGTTTGCGGATGAAATGATTCGCTGTCAAAGATATTATCAAGAAATAGCAAGTGGAAGCACATACTTTGCTGGTAACGGTCTTGGCACAAGTAACATTATTGTAGGTATCCCGCTTGCCACTTCTATGAGAGCAACGCCATCTATTAAGCAAAACGGATATACTTTCCACAGGTCAGGCAATGTGAACAGTGCAGGTGCTAATCCTTCCGTAAGTAACTTTGCGTATGACATAGGTCGAAATGCAGTAGGGGTGCGTATTTCTGGGTGGGCTTCAAACAATACTGATGAAGTTGCCTACAATGTTACGCCAGCAACTGAAGTGCTTACCTTTGAAGCGGAGTTGTAAACATGAATGGAATGAACATTACGTCAGCGCAATATATGGCTCACCCGATTACTAATGAAAATGATGGTATAGAAGCCACCATTGATGGTCAGGCATACTATATCCCACTGGCTGTAGGTAACACGCACTACGACGAAATCATGCGACAGGTCGAGGCCGGTGACTTGACCATTGCGGATGCTGACTGATGAGCAAGCCCACCGTCACATCTGTTCAGTCTCAGATCGACACGCATGAGGCTGTGTGCGCTGAACGCTGGAAAGAAACCATCCTGCGTATTAAGCGCATCGAACACATTATGATTGGTACTGCTGGAACCACCATTGTTTTGCTCATAGGGCTAATTGTTAATGGATGATTCATGTCTTTTTATTGTTTGTGTTTGTTGGCTTCGGTGAAGATCAACGCCTCAAGAGCAATGACATGTATTTTCGCTCTGTTGATGACTGCGTGTACTTTGCACAACGACTGCACAAACAAGGACAGAAGATCACCGCTTACTGTTTGCCAGTCATGGTAGATAAGGACACAAAGGTGTACTGATGTTAGCAGAACTTGCAGCAGCCAACGCCGCCTTTGCAGTCATTAAAACTACCATCCAGAATGGGCGTGAACTAGCTTCTGCTGGCAAGGCTCTTGGCACCTTTGTCTCTTGCAAAGAAGATCTTATGCGAGAGGGCAATAAGAAACGTGCCAGAGGTGTGGGTGGTAATGATCTCGAAGAGTTTATGGCTCTTGAGCAGATCCGTGAGAAAGAAAGGCAACTCAAAGAACTGATGATACTATCTGGTCGCCCTGGTCTGTGGCGTGACTATGAGCGGTTCTGTGAAGAAGCCAAAGATGGTAGGGCCAAAGCTAGGCAAGCTGCTGTCAAACGCCGGAAGAAAAACATTGAGACTGCTGGCAACGTAGGTGTTGGCCTCGTTATTGTGTTTGGCATAGTTGGCATATTGTTGTTTGCTTTCTGGATGCGGGGTGCTTTTGCACAGGCTGCTAACGATCTGACTGTGTGCCGACTTACCAAGTGCATGAAGATCGATAAGAAAACTACAGCATGCGTGTATCGTGGCGCACATAATACCCAAGAGACTATGATGTTTGCGCCTAGAGAGTTTCGCCCAAAGGAATATCTCTGCCAGTGGGACATCGATCAGCCACCGCCACCTAATATCTATGACACCCTCAAAGCAATCAAGGATAGCCAGAAATGAGTGCTGAACAGGTTTTGCAGTGGAAGATACTGCCGCGCTTTATGATGTTTGTAATGACTATTATGTACATTCGTGTGATTGAATGGGGAATGTCGTTGGATGATATTACTACACAGCAGTCCGCAATGGTGAGTGTGGTCAGTGGCGCAATGACTGGCGCTTTTGCTGTTTGGCTTGGAAGTGAGAAGCGATAATGTGGGACATGCACAACAGGACAAAGTAAATGATACAGGCTTTACTGCCCATTGTAGGTGAACTGGCTGGTGGCTGGCTGAAAGGCAAGGCTGCTGAGAAGGCTGCTAAGAGTCAAGTAAAGGTGGCTCGTGCTGAGGCTGAGGCTGAGGTAATGAAGGTTGCTGCCACGCATGAAGCTGGCTGGGAAAAGATTATGGCCGAAGCCAGCAAGGATAGCTGGAAGGATGAGGCTTGGACTATTCTGTTTATAGCTATCATTGCCATGTGTTTTATACCGCCATTGCAGCCCTATGTTGAGCGTGGGTTCGATGCTTTGAGTCGCACACCAAGCTGGTTCCAGTGGGCCATGTATGCCTCAATAGCAGCGTCATTTGGTTTGCGCGGACTAAAAGGATTGAAGAAATGAACATCGATAAGCTAATGGAAGAGTTGAAGATTGATGAGGGTTGTAAGTATGAAATTTATAACGATCATCTTGGATACGCTACATTTGGTGTGGGCCATTTAGTGCGTGAAGATGACCCAGAACACGGCCAGCCTCTCGGCACCCCGATTGATGAGGATCGGGTGCGAGAGGCTTTCGAGCAGGATCTTGATAGTGTGCGGCGTGACTGCTTGCGTTTGTATGACAGCTTCACGGAGTTACCAGATGACTGTCAGTTAATAATTGCCAACATGATGTTTAACCTTGGGTATCCAAGGCTCTCAAAATTCAAGATGATGAAGGCTGCTGTCGAGGCTGGTGAGTGGGACGAGGCTGCCAATCAGATGGAATCTAGCCGTTGGTATCGACAGGTGCCGAACCGTGCGCAGCGTCTGGTTGATCGGATGCGACTTCTAGCTGTTCCAGCCTAATCATTTCTAATGCGGCTTGCTGGAATCTAATACCCATCTGCATCATCTCTTCTGGTGTCATGTCTTTGTGATGCAGCTTGCCTTCTACGCTAATCTTCAAGCCATCGTTTCTCGGTATTACAAGTATCATTGTTGTCTCCATAAGAAAGACGGCCAGACCGTGAGGTTGGTCTGACCGTCAGTTTGCTAGGAGTTAAGCCGGAGAACCAAAACCGACTGCCTAGAAAGGTATATCATCATCGACCTCTTGTGAAGCAACTTCTTGCTGTGGTTCTGCTTCTTGTTGTTGCTTCTGTTTCTCGCTGACTTTGAGTGACATGAACTTGCGTCCATCTTTCTCACCGCGCCAACCAGCAACACGCCAGTCCTGATGCAAGCCGTCGAGTGGGCCTGAGTAATCTGGCGCTTTGTCATTGCCGTTCTTGTCGTTGCTAAACATAACACCGATCTTTTGGAAGACCTCTAGGCGCTTCTCGCCTGTGTTTGTTTCTGCTGTGACAATGACGATTGGCATGTCTTCACCGAATACATTCAGCTTGCCGTTAAGCAGCAGCTTCTGTTCGGGCCAAGGTTTGCCAGCGATGCCGGAGTTTGTGTTGTCGTATTCAGCCATTGGGCTTTGCTCCCTTGTGTGGGTTGTCGATTTTGTATTGGGTTGGTGCGCGTCCGCGAGTCTTGATAGGCAGTCCTGCTTTGCGCATGTTCTTGATGTAGGTTCTGACCGACTCTTTGGTGTATCCGAACTTAGCCATTGCATCGTCAATGGTTCTGTATCTGGTCAGCATGAACTTGGCTAGACTTTCTGGATACCAGTCTGTCTTGCGTTGTCTGCTTTCCGATACTGGTTTGTGAACTACAACTGACGGTACCTGTTTTGGAACTGTCAGCATGTCTTCAAGCATCTTGTCGATACGCGCGAGTCGATACTCGATCTTGTCGAGTCGTTTGTTGATTCCTAGCATTACCATGTCTCCTCTGCTGGTGCGCTGCTCTTCTTGGCAACTTTGGTTACTTTGGGTGATGACACGCTGGCTGCATTGCCATCGTCGTCTTCTGACGGCAGACCAAAGGCTGCTTGCAAACCATAACGCTTGGCGTAGGTAATGCCGCTGCCCATCTTCTGCGGGTCGGTATTGTCTTTGGTAAGCACAGGTGTGCGGCCAGTCATTGAGTCGCCAGACTCGTGCATGATTGTTGTGGTTACAAAGATGTGATGCTCATCGAAATCGACAAGTTGGGTGAATGTCAGACCAACCTTGCCAGCTTCTGCGCGGACAGTCTCAATGACTTCCTCTAGGCTGGCATACTTGGACTTGAAGAAGGGATTGGCTGCACCCTTCTTGGCTGCTGCCCCACTGTCGTGGAACTTGATTAGCGCTGTGGCTAGATTCTTAGTCGTCATAGTGGTTCTCCTTTACTGCGATACGAAGTGATCCGCGCTTGTCGCGCTTGATGGTGAGGAGATCGCAGTACACCTCTCGCTCTCCATCGCCTACCATTGCCTTGAGATCGGCCTTGGCAGATTCAAATAACTGTGCATTGCCCTGCTGTTCGATGTAGTCATGGCACCGGCTGATGAACTCATTGTCACCAGACGCATCGCGCTTGACCATATCGTTGACAGGGATCTTGTCTGTGTTGAGCGAGGCAACGTGGTTGCCGTACACCTCGTCAGCTTCTGCTGGCGGTGTGTCATCTACAACAAGTTGCCAGAATGTCTTGAGATGCACACGCATACGCTCGACGTAATCATCAGCGCGAGATACACGCACTGATTCCCAGCGTCTGTTGCCAAACAGGACTGACAGATAACATTCAGTGTAGTTGCCGACCCACATATAGAACTGGATCTGTGGCATGTACTGCTTGAGTACATTGTCGATAGTGTTGTTGTCGTAGGTATGTTTGCACTCGATTGGTGTGACGCCCTCGACAAGACCGTCAAGCATCCCCTTGCACGGCACACCGTCTACATCCAGTTTGATCTCATGCTGGCTGGCAGACACTTGCTTGCCTGTCTGCTGCTGAAACCAGTTGATGTTGAACTGTTCGGTGAATGTGCCAAGCTGCACTGGCAATACATCTGATAGATCGTCAGGCTTTTTGCGTCCTGTCTTCTCTTCCCAGAGTGATATCCAGTCACCTTGCATGATGCGGCGCATGTCGCTACCGCCGATAAATCCTATTCGGTTCATTTGGTTCTCCTTTGTATGTATTCTACTGCGAGTATGCAGTAAGCGCAACCTTCTTGGATACAAGTGCATCCATTAGTTTCTGCCTCTTTTCTATGCGCCAATGGATATGCTTGTGGAACTCGGCGTATGCCGGCCAGAAGGTACACGACTCAGCGACCTTCTGGACGGCATACAGCACGATGTCCGCAGGATACTTTATCAGTTGTGATGTGAGCGACTTGATCCTGATTGTCTGATCTTCTGCTGTTTCGCCACTGGGCTTCACCACAAGCGTGGCAAGCATAGTTAGCTGCTTACCTATATCTTCTGGCGAGAGGGGTGTCAGTGACGCTTGTACGGCGTTTAACGCACGATCCAGTGACTGTTCGTCCTCACATTGTATGTCGTAGCGCAACAGTGTGATTTGTATGTCAGCATCACGAGGGAATCGTGTGCGTTCAACAGGACTAATCGTCAAGCCCGGCAAGGATGCCAGCGAAGTGACCAGATTGCTGTCCACCTTTGCCTGATCTTTTACTTCCAACAGACGAGCCACTGCTCGTTGCTGCTGATCCCCACTCAACTGCTTGACGACACCACTTTCTATAAGCGAGGTCAGGTCGTTTGAATGTGTTGCCTTTCGAGAGGTGGTGATTGCGGAACTTATCTGTTTCAGCGTCATGGTTTATCTTTGCTCCTAACTTGTTATCAATGTCCTGTTTTAGATCAGAACTTGGTTGCCAATCTTCTGTAAGCCCTGACTTGGCTACTCTCTTTTTCTTTGTGAGCAGCGGGGCAATGTCTCGCTCGAACACATCGCCATCAAAGATTACCAGAGTTTTAGGCTTGCCGGTTTTGCGTTTGTAAAATGCAACGTCGCGCACAACAGTAAATGGATTGGGGAAGTTTGACTTGTCTCTGTATTTTACTTCCACCACCAACTCAAGTCGTCCGAGTTTCCAGATGATGTCGCCGGAGTATTCTCCTCCGAGTGCGCCTGAGAGGGGCTGGCGTTTGGCTGTGAAGCCGAGTTCTTGTAGCCAGTTGACGAACCACCTTTCGTGGTAGTTTCCCTTGTCGCGATTCTTGTTTGCCATTGGTTCTCCTGATAGCAGTCAAGGCAGATTGTGTACCAAGACGGCGGGTTGATACCAGCAACAGGGCAGACAAACCAAGGTGTCACCACTCCACATGCTTCGCATGTCTGTGACTTGCCTTGATTAAGATTTTTTTTGATGCGTCTGTTTTTGGCTGGCATTGGTTATATAATCAAACACGAGTTTAGCTGTTTCGTATCGTAACTCCTTGCCTTGCTTGGCTCTGTAATATGTTGAGTCGGGCAGCCCCGCTCTGATGAAAGCATCTTTAAGCGGGACTCTGTGGCGTTTGGCTCTGTTAGTGAGCGTTGTCATGTAGCTTTTCATGCAGGGATACTCCTGCAATGTCGCAGTCATGTCAATCTTTGATGCGTATTGGCTTGAGTGTGTAGCCCAGATAGTTAAGAGCGGCTTCGATATCATTGACTCGTGGCGTGTGCGTAGTGCGCCACTTCCTCAATGTATCTCTGTGAAGGCCAACTCTTTCTGCAAGATCTATCTGGCAGCATCTTTGCTTGTGCATTTCTTTAAACAGAAACTGCACAACAGGGTTGCCATTGGTAATGGCTGGTCGATATCTAAACTTCCGCATCTTCTGTGTAGAACTCCTTTGCCCACATGATTAGTTGCTGGCGACCAGACTCACCTTTGCGTTTGCGATGGTCAGTAAAGATCAAGCCTTTCTCTTTGAGTTGCTTGTATCTAGCAGTGATTGTGCTGTATCGATGGTTCGGCAGGATGCGCAGCACATCGTCTGATATGCAGCCATCGGCAGAGAAGCTGGTGATTGCAGCTAATACAATGCGTTCCATCTTGCTGACATCAAGCTGCTCGGCAGCGTCATGGCTGGTGCTTGGGTCATCACGACGAGCCAGCTTGTATGCTGGTGTCTCTGGAAACTCTGGCTGGTCTAGTCCCAGCTTGTCAAACAGATCGTTCATTGATTGGTTCTCCTAGTTTCTGATTGATAAACATGACACACGCGTCGTGTTTGTATTCTAATCGACGCCAGTCTTGTTCAGTGTAGTGGTCACGATCTTTGAGTTGTATCTCAAAGTGGGTGGCGATTGAGTCCATCAGGTAATGATACAATTCGTATCTCATCAGGTTCTCCATTTGCGTCTCCATAACTCAGGCCATACCGAGTGTTTGCCTATTGCTGGCTTCTTAATAACCGATGGCCTGATGTGTACTTCGTCTCCTTGTGACTTGTTGCCTTGGTATTGTTCTTCTTGGAAATGAATATCGACTGGTCCAAAGAACATAGTGTCAAAGTCAGGGTCTATGACTGTGTGATACTTCCACTTTGTGTTTGCCATTCGTCTATCTCCAAAGCTGTCTCAAGAGCATCATCATCTGATCTTGCGTAGACTTGTTGATACACAATGTAAGACTGCATCACGACTAGATGATCGCTATCACAGTGGGGGCAGAAGCCCCCGCTGTCTTCGCTGTAGTGTTTGAGATCATGATAGTGTTCGATCTGCGCTTCGCAATCTTGACACTCATAATACTCACGGCTCAAGGTGTGGAATGTAGTCATCCAATTCCTCCATTGGATTGGCTGCCTCCCATGCTTTGGTCGCGCGATCTATAAATTTCTTGCGATCAAAGCGTGGGTTGGTTGCTGCTAGTTTGTCAGCCATCTCCTGTATTTTTGACGGCCAAGGCAAGAGTGGTGCCACATTGTCTGCAATGTATTCAAAGTGGCGTTGCTGCATGAGCGACATCATTTCACCTCTTTGATTGATGGGTTAATTGGTTCGGCAACGAATCGGTCAAGCGACTCGTGATACTTGTTGCTGATGCTGTTCAGCGAGTGAAGGGCTGTCTCAACATCGTAGCGAAAGGCATCCTTGCCTGTATCGTTGATGTTGTCTTTGGCCCTGTCGAGGAGGCCGATGGCCCCCTCTATCAATACGATGAATGGTGTTGACATGATGTCTCCTAGACTCTGTGCCAGTTGGCTGGCTTCAGTGCTTTGATAAGTAGGTTCTCACGATTGCGTCTAGCAACGTGCGGTGTGTTGGTGTCACCAGTATGCGTAGACCAGTGGGTGCAAGCGTTGTACAAAGCCCACTTGTTTTGACCGAGTTGAACTTTCTCTTTGTTCCACTGGCGGCAAAGCTGTTGGTAACGAGTCCAATTTATTTTGAGGCTTGCATCTTGTGTTGGGTAACGACACAGCTTCATCTTGAAGAACAAGAAGGCTGTCTCGTCATCAACGCTGGTTGTCATCCAGCTTTGATACACATCCTTGTCTTGCATGAATGTCTCAAGGCCAGCAACAATCTTGGTGGTGCTGCCTTTGACATTCACATTGGTGGTGTGCTTGGCCCATGTGTTAGCCACAGTCATGGCATTGGTGCAGCCATTCTTGCACCAGAGCCTGTGACCACGACTGGTTTGCTGAAATGCCCAGCTTCCATCGTAGCTGTTGTAAAACAGGATCTCGTGCTTGATGACATCGCCAACGTCAGGTTCGATGACCAGATCGTTGAACAAGAATCGACCACGCATCTTGGCTCCGTTGTCGAGTGTATCGATAGTCAAGTCATAGTCACGGCTGATGCCTGACTCATGCACAGCATCAACCATTGCGCTGACCACAGTCATGTTGGTGATTGGCTTGTACTTTTTTCCGTGAACACCCAGCACTTGATTGGTGTCAGTGCGCACGACTGCTCGTGCCATATTTTCTGGCACCTCAACATTGTCAGTGTGGATTGATGATGCGTGTAGGCTGCACATCTCAACTGGGAAATGCCACAGGTCTTCTTTGATAATAGTTCCGTCCATTTTGGTTCTCCTTGTTGGCTACTCAGCCATTGTGCGGACAATGCCGCCGATGAAGGCGACACATATGCCGCCGATAAGACATGTGATCTGAAAGAAGAAAGCGCTGTTGTCCATTGGCTCAGCCATTGATGTGCCAAAGATCAGAGCGAACATGCCGATTCCGATGAGAAAGTTTGATAGAAGTTTCATTTTTTCCTCCTTACTGCATACTTGCAGTATAGCAGTGATTTTGTTGGTTGCAACGCAGTTATATGGCCGTTCTTAGGCGGTGCTGCGGCTGCATACCGGTCAAAGAAAAAGCCCCGCAGCCGAAGCTGCGAGGCTGTGTCAGCCGGTTAAGCTGACTTGGAGAAGAAGGAACCGGCATCTGCGGTGGCTGCTGCGTTCTGCTTGGCAGTTGCAACCTCATCTGGGAACATCTGCTGTTGCGCTTGCTTGAGGTAAGTGAGCATCTCTTCTGAGACGCTCTGCTGATCGTTGTGCCAGTTCCAGTCCCGCTCCCACTGGAGGAGTTGTGCGGCATCGAAGGCTGGCGCACCCTCGACATCGCCGTGTCTGTTGGCGTTCATCTCAACGCCCTTGTCGAAGATCTGTGTCTTGATCTCTTCCTTCTTGTTGATCGACCATTCCAGATGATCGATGAACTTCTGAATGTGGTACTGAACTGATCTGTTTGTTGTGTTGTTTTGTTCAACAGCAGCAAGAGAAAAGATGGTGGTCAGGTTCTTGGCAAGTCCATTTACATTTGATTGCTTTGACATTAGTCACTCCTTAGCAAAGAGGCGAGACGATCCCGCCTTACGAACAACCCGCAATCACAGTAGCCTCTGCAATCAAGTCAGGCTCGGCCGGCATGCCAGTTTGATCCAGCCCGCTTGCGCGGCAGCGCACCGGCCCGCTTGCGCGGATGCGCAAATAAAGCGCGGGCCAATAAGCGCGGGCTGGGCAGCAAACTGAGCATGGGCGAGACTTGATACGCGCGACCAGCGCGGGTGCAAAGAGGCCGCTGTGATGCGTTGGTTGTTCTTGGCGGATCGGGTCGTCTCTTTGGTTAGGTGTGCTATGTCAATGCTAGCAAATGTGGACTTGGCAAGGTTCTGCCACCAGCTTTTCTCGCAGTCTGATGTTGTTGTGGAGCATGGATATACTTGAGGTATATCCCCCCTGTCCTGCGCGTGACGGCAATAGCGGCGCAACGTCCGTCAGTGCAGCAGTCAGCAGACTGCTGTGCTGTCGCAACGGCCGCCACTAACTAATTGCCACGCGCACAGAACAGGTATAGCAGTCCTCAGACTGCGGAAAGGGCTGAGTGAGGTATATTTGCATTTAGTGGGTTGACATGGGGTTGACAGATCGGCCACTTTGGGGGGGAACACAAGGGGGGGCAACAGTCAGGTTTGAGTATGACAGTAGCTAAGACACTAACTGGTAAACAGATGGCTCTAGTTGATACGCTCGTGTCAGAAGGATGTAGCATCAAAGAGGCAGCTGGTAAGGCTGGATACGCTGAAGGAGAAAGCGGCAGAGTCACAGCCAGCAAGGCTTTGAAGCTGCCTCATGTGCAGCAGTATATGATGCAAGCGGTAACTGAGAGTTTAGGTGTTAACGCTACGTTCGCTGCCAGCAAGTTGCTGAGACTAGCATCTGGCGCTAAGTCAGAGTACGTTCAGCTAGAAGCAAGCAAGGACATACTAGATCGTGCTGGGTTTAAGCCTGTAGATAAATCTATGCACTTGCATGCTGGGGAAATTAAGGTGAGCATAGACCTGACATAGTAGGGGTGCCCCCAAAAGTGCGGCATTGTCATAGTCACGTAGTCCCACACAGACATTATAGGCAAAAAAGGTTCGATCATGTGTACAGGCGGAGATCCCGGCGGGGGAACAGAGCAGCAGGCTAGTGCATCGGCACCGCCACCTGAGAGCAGTGCTGCAAGGGCTGCTAGGTTACAGCGTGAGCGTGCTAAGGCTTCTGAGATTCGCGCCAAGGCTGCGGCTCGGAGTGTAGCTGGCAAGACTGAGGCACAGATTCGGCGTGACACTTCCCCGGCCCCCTCGTTGACTCGTGGTCAGAGTGCTGCTGCTGCTAGGGCTACTGGCATGGCAAAGAACCGTGCAGCAATTAGTGAGTTGCGTGGCAGGATGGATGAGCAGCCGCCGGGTGTTTTGGGTGTTGTTGGCAGGGCTAGTTTAGAGCGTCAGGTTAAGGCGTTGGGTCAGGGTGCTATTCCTGTGCAGATTAAGTCTGACTCTGGCATTCCGATTACCGTTGGCACTATTGGCACTACTTCAAAGCAATATACTGGTCGCCCTGAGTATGTTGGCATTGCCAAGGAGGCTGTCAAAGCTGGCGGGACACTTACTAGCATTGACACTAGCTTGAAGGCTGCTACTGCTAGGCAGATATCGCAGCAGGAGGGTGATGAGCCGAGGCGTAAGCCTGTAGAAGAGAAGGCTGTTGAAGAGAAGCCTGTTTCTATGACTCCTGTTGGCACTTCTAGTGGTCGCACGACAAAGAGCAGGCGCAGTGTTGGTCGCAGGACTGCTTTTGGCACAAGAGCTAGTTTGATTAACTTGAGAAACGTTAGATGAGCAAGACTCCGGCATGGCAGCGCAAGGAAGGGCAGAATCCTCAAGGTGGTCTCAACGCTGCCGGACGCGCATCATACAAGCGGGAAACCGGCGGCACACTCAAAGCCCCAGTAAAGGGCAAGGCGAAGACACCACAGAGCAAGCGGCGTCAGGGCAGCTTCTTGGTAAGGATGGGCAGCGCCAAGGGTCCGTTGATGAAAGATGGGAAGAAGACACGATTGAAGCTCTCACTAGAGGCATGGGGGCATCGTGGTGACAAGGCTAGTGCTGTACGCAAGGGTCGTTCTTTGTTAGCCTCTTACCAGCGTTCTAAAGAGAAGGGAAAGTCCAATGCCTAATGTAATGGGAAAGAAGTACGCCTACACTGCTGCGGGAAAGAAGAAAGCCAAGAAGGCTGCTAAGTCTTTGCTGACTGCTGCACAGAAGAAGCTGCCGCAGGACTTGCAGGATAAAATTACCAATAGCAAGATGCGGAGTGCATAATGTCGATGATTGATGATTTGAAGAATGACAAGGTTGTACGCGCAAGCGATGCTAATCCTATTAAAAGGTTTTTGAAAAAAACTTTTGGTCAGCAGTATCTGCAAGACATGACAGATGCACAGCTTCAAAAATTGATTGATAAGCCAAACAGTGTGTTTGGAAAACTAAAAGTACAAGGAATGGTTGGGTCTGAAAGGTCAAGGAGAAAAAGCCTTCTTGATAGCTCGTACAAAGATAAAATTATTCGTGACCAACAAAAGTCTGCAAGTTTTGCAAGTCGTCCACCTTTGACAGAGGCGCAGCAAAAGAAACTTAATATGCTTGTAAAGGCATATAAGGATAAGCGGAAGAATGACTAAGTATCAGTTTAGAGACGGCACTCCGTATGATGGGCCGTATTTTATTATGCAGGACGGTAGGGTTCTGTCTGGTGCAACTTACACACGCGACTCAAAGCGTCTAGTGGAGATGGAAGATGGCGGTGAACGCAGCCGGGAACTACACGAAGCCAGCGTTGAGGAAGCGCCTGTTCAACCGCGTAAAACGCGAGGGAAAGGGCGGAAACCCCGGTCAGTGGTCAGCAAGAAAAGCGCAAAGGCTAGCCCTGCTGTATAAAAAGGCTGGCGGTGGGTACACGAATTAATATTCGAATATTCCAACCCTAAGCACAGGAATAATGGAATAATGGCACTAGCGGCTTCACAGAAATCCCTAAGAGCATGGACGCGACAGAAATGGCGCACCAAGTCAGGGAAGCCTAGCACTCAGGGCAGCAAGGCTACTGGTGAGCGGTATCTCCCTGCTGCCGCCATCTCTGCCCTGAGTGACGAAGAGTATCGGCGCACCAGCCGGAAGAAACGCGCTGCCGTAAGGCAAGGCAAGCAGTTCTCAAAGCAACCAAAGAGCATTGCTAAAAAGACTGCGAGTTACAGATGAGTTTCCTGCACACACTTAAACCAGAAGAGCGAGAGATCCTGCGCAGGGTGGTGAAGAAAGTCCACCTTGTTCACCACCCGAAAGAGTTTGTTACTGACCGCGAGGCCGACAAGGTTATCGCGGCTATTGGTCCAGAGGTGGTTGATCGGATGATTAAGTTCGGCAAGGATCAGAAGGTTGACCAACTTTAGCTATAAGCCTGACGGCAACACCCTCAAAGCATTTATGAAAGACAACACGTTCTTTCGTGGCATCAGGGGGCCGGTAGGCTCTGGAAAGTCAGTGGCTTGTTGTGTTGAGGTCTTTCGCCGTGCGCTAGAGCAAAAGCCAAACAAGGATGGTGTTCGGCGCAGCCGGTGGGCAATCATCCGAAACACCAACCCGCAGCTTAGAACGACTACAATCAAGACTTGGCTTGACTGGTTCCCAGAGGATCAGTGGGGTAAGTTTATGTGGTCGGTGCCATACACGCACAACATTAGGCAAGCCGATCTGGAACTTGAGGTTATCTTCTTGGCCCTTGATCGCCCCGAAGATGTAAAGAAGCTGCTGTCATTGGAACTTACTGGCATCTGGATCAACGAGGCCAGAGAGGTGCCGAAGTCTATTATTGATGCGTGTACTATGCGTGTGGGTCGTTTCCCTTCTATGCGTGAAGGTGGGCCGTCATGGTCAGGTGTGATTGCTGATACCAACGCACCAGAGGAAGACCACTGGTGGCCCATTATGTCTGGCGAGGTGCCTGTTCCTGACCACATTCCTCACGAGCAAGCGCGTATGCTGGTCAAACCAGACAACTGGAACTTCTATGTGCAGCCGTCTGGTATGCGTGAGAAGATAGATAAGAACGGCAATGTTCTGGACTATGAGTCAAACAAAGGCGCTGAGAACGCCAAGAACATGCTTGAGAGTTATTACTCAAACCTCATTCGAGGCAAAACTAAAAGCTGGATCGATGTGTATGTAATGAACCGTCTTGGCACTATCCAAGAGGGCAAGCCTGTTTATCCAATGTTTAATGGTGAGACACACATTGCTACTGAAGAAATACCGATTGCTGCTGGTATTCCGTTGTACATTGGCATCGACTTTGGTTTGACACCGGCTGCTGTGTTTGGGCAGAAGGTGCGCGGTAGGTGGTTAATTCAAGCTGAGATTGTGGCTATTGATATGGGCATTGTGCGTTTTGCTGAGATGCTGCGCCAAGAGATTGCCACTCGTTTTGGCGATCTTGATGTGCATATCTTTGGTGATCCGGCTGGTGACTTCCGTGCGCAAACTGATGAAAGCACACCGTTCCAAATCCTGCGTGGTGCTGGCCTACGCGCACAACCAACACACAGCAACTCTGTAGATCTGCGTCTTGAGTCAGTATCTAGCAATCTGAACAAGATGGTTGATGGCAAGCCAGCCTTCTTGATTGATCGTCGCTGTCCTACGCTCATCAAAGGATTTGAGGGTGGCTATAGCTATAAGCGACTGCAAGTATCTGGTGAAAGGTTTGATGACAAGCCTGAGAAAAATATGTATTCGCACATACACGATGCTCTGCAATACCTGATGCTGGGTGCGGGTGAAGGGCGTCAGCTTATCTCTGGTCAGAAGCCAGCAAGAGCATTTAATGCCAAAAAAGAGTTTGATGTGTTTGCCAGAAAGCCAAAGCAACAAAAACGCAGTGGCTTGTGGGCAAGGATGTAAGATGATACAGGTTAGTAAAGGAGACTGACATGTGCATTGGTGGCGGCTATAGAGGCCCAGCAGTAGATCCAGAAGCAAAAGCTGAACAGGAGCGTAGAAAAGAAGCTGCGCTTTCTGAAAAGCGTGAGCGTAAGCAAGAGGCTCTTGCTGAATCTGTGGAGGCTACAAGCAGGGGTTCTGGTCGTCGGTCTTTAATTACTGGCTCTGGCGGTGGCATGGGCTATTTCAATGAGTATAACAGATGATTGTAAATACTGACGCCGGACAAGCCACATACAGCAACGATAAACTTGCTGGCATGTACATGAAGAAATACGAAAAGGCAAAGTCTCTACGAGAGAACTTTGTCGATTTGTTTGAAGAGTGTTACGAGTATGCGCTGCCACAGAGGGAGTCGTTTTACTATGAATCAGTTGGTCAACGTCGAGATGATAAAATCTTTGATGAAACAGCCGTTGTCGGTGTTCAAGAGTTTGCATCACGCTTGCAGCAGGGTTTGGTTCCGAACTTTGCACGATGGGCAGACTTTCGTGCGGGATCTGAAGTCCCGACTGAAACACGCGAAAGCGTCGATAATGAACTTGATGAAGTAACTGAATATGTCTTTGAGGTAATTCAGAACAGCAACTTTGGTCAGGAAGTGCATGAGTCCTTCCTTGATCTGGCTGTTGGTACTGGTGTGTTGTCTGTATCAGAGGGCGATGCAATCAACCCAATCATGTTTTCTGCTGTGCCATTACCGCATGTAGTGCTGGACACTGGGCCTGATGATCGCATCGATCATGTGTATCGTGAGCGTCAGGTACGCGCATCTGATGTTCCATTAATGTACAAGCAAGCCAAGATTGGCAGCAAGCTACAGAACAAGATTAAGATGGCACCTGATGATAAGGTGAAGATCCTTGAGGTTGTAGCTAGAGATTACTCAGTAAAGAACGACGAAGCCTATTTATTCTATGCTATTGACTGCACAAACAAGGAAATAGTCAGAGAGGAAAAGTATCGTGGTGTGGGGTCAAATCCTTTTATTTGCTTCCGCTGGTCGAAGTGCAGCGGGGAAGTCTATGGACGCGGGCCTCTCATCAATGCGCTTAGCGCTATTAAGACTACTAATCTTACGATTGAGCTTATACTTGAGAATGCGCAAATGGCTATCTCAGGTATCTACCAAATGGAAGACGACGGAGTAGTAAACCCTGATACGATTAGTCTTGTGCCGGGTACTGTTATTCCAAAAGCTGCTGGCTCTCGTGGTCTTGAGCCTATTCGTGCAGCCGGTTCATTTGACGTAGCTAATCTTGTTCTATCTGATATGAGGCTGAATATTAAACGAGCCTTGTACAATGACATGCTTGGTAATCCTGATCGAACCCCAGCTTCTGCAACAGAAGTTGCAGAGCGTATGGCCGACCTGTCGCGTCGTATTGGTTCTGCTTTTGGGCGACTCCAAGCAGAGTTGGTACAACCTGTTCTTCAGCGTGTAGTTTACATCTTGAAGAAGCAGGGACGTATTGAACTGCCAACAATTAATGGCAGGGAAGTAAAGGTTCGCTCTGTATCGCCACTTGCACAGGCACAGGCAAACCAAGACATTACATCTGTGGCGCGTTGGCTTGAGTTGGTTCAAGCAACCTTTGGCCCACAAGTTGTGCAGATACTTATTGATTCAGAAGAAACAGCAGCATACCTCGGTAAGAAGTTTGGTGTGCCAGATTCATTGATCCGCGACCTTGAGGAACGCAGACAGCTTGTGGCTTTGGCACAACAGTATGCACAGACTCAACAGGGAGCAATGGGTGGCGCAGAACAAATACCTCAGCCTTGATGGCTACCAGCGTGGTCGTCCAGACGATGAAAAGATAAGCATCAACATAGCTGCCCTGTTCAAAGATGAACTTGGCAAGGATGTGTTGAAGTATCTTAGATCAATCACAATAGAAGCAGTTAATGGCGCAGCAGTAACTGATGCGGAGTTGCGCCATATGGAGGGGCAGCGATACATCGTGGGCCTAATAGAGTCGCGCATCCGGCATGGTCAAAAGGTGAAATCAAATGAATGAAGTAGAAGCAACAGCAGAAGACTCTGGTATTGTAACCGAGGGTGGCAATCCATTGATGGAGCCAGAAGCGGCACCCGATCCGCTTGCTGCGCTGCCTGAGAAGTTTAAGTCTATCGATGATCTGGTTGAGTCCTACTCTAATCTTGAGAGCAAGATTGGTGCTAAGGAAGAAACATTCCGCGATCAGTTTATGAAAGAGATGGAAGAGCAAGCCTATGCAAACAGGCCAGCCGATGTTGGTGACTATGTTCTTCCCGATAGCATTGATGACGAAACGGCAACAGACAATGATTTGTTGCAGTGGTGGGCAAAGACTGCGTTTGAGAATGGCTACAGTCAGGATGAGTTTGCTGAAGGCATTGAGATGTATGCACAGGCAATCAATGCTGATGTGCCCGACTATGATGCAGAAGTTGCAAAGCTAGGCGACAATGCTAGTGCAAGGACTGAAGCGGCGAGTTTGTTTGCCAATCAGTTCTTTCCAGACGAAATGCTTGGTGCTGTAGAGCGTATGTGTGAGACAGCAGAAGGCATTATGGTGCTTGAGCATGTCATGGAAGCTATGCGTGAGGGCGGCCCATCAAACGGAGCGGTTGAAGTTTCACGTGAAACAGAGGCTGATCTGCGCCAGAAGATGCTTGATCCACGCTATCACGATCCTGCGCGTAGAGATCCAACCTTTGTGAAAGAGGTTGATGATGGCTTCAAGCGTATATTCTCAAATGGCTAATGAAGTCATACGAGTTGGTAGGCTCTCGTTAATCAAAAGCCTACCCGAACATGCAGAGCGTGTTGCTGACAACATGCGCAAGGCTGATGTAAGGGAATGCTATATACACAACCTTACCCCACTTGAGGCTTTGACTGAGCCATTTGTTATTGATGGGGCAGTAACCTACACACTTAGGCTTGATGAAACGCCCATTGGTATGTGTGGAAATGTGCCAATAGATGATGTCCACGCTAGAATCTGGCTACTTGGTACTAACGGAATCAACTACAACTTCCGTCCGTTCTTACGCGGCTGTCGTGCAACAATTGATTTGTTGCAGGGTAGCTTTGCCAGCGTTGAAAACTATGTGCCAGTAGATCATCACGATACGATTATGTGGCTAAGTTGGTGCGGGTTTACCTTCGATGAAACTATGTATGAAATAAACAGTCACACCTTTATGCGATTTGAGCGTTGCGCTGTAGATAAAAATGATGGTATTGGTGAATTAAGTCGGCCTGTAATGCACTGAGCGACCCGCAAGGACAATCGCGTTGAGGATGCCAAACAGATAACCGTCAATGTGTAAACAACCTTTGAGGACTGTAAAATGGCGAACACTATTGATGTCGCATTCATTAAGCAGTTTGAGTCTGAGGTACACATGGCTTATCAGCGTATGGGTTCCAAACTGCGGAACACTGTGCGTATGGCAAACAATGTGACTGGCTCGACTGTTCGATTCCAAAAGATTGGTACTGGCACTGCTTCTACCAAATCACGCAACGGCAACGTAACCGCAATGGAACTGGCGCATACGCAAGTAGAAGCCACCATGGCTGACTTCTATGCCGCTGAGTACATTGACAAGCTGGATGAACTTAAGATCAACATCAACGAGCGTCAGGCTGTAGCACAATCTGCTGCTGCCGCACTTGGGCGTAAGACTGATGACATCCTGTACACAGCAATGGACGCTGGCGCTAACTCAACTCAGATCCACGACGCATCATCTGCTCTTGAAAAAGCCGATCTGCTGTCACTGTTTGAGACATTTGGCACAGCAAACATTCCAGAAGACGGTCAGCGTTATCTGGCAATGCACCCGAAGGGTTATGCTGATCTGTTCAACATTACTGAGTTTGCATCGTCAGACTTTGTTGGTGAGCAGAATCTTCCGTTTGCTGGTGGCATGACAATGAAAGAGTTTCTTGGCTTCAAGATCTTCTCAACGTCAGCGATCACTGCCGGTAAGAACATGGCGTATCACACTTCAGCTATTGGTTTGGGCATCAACGCTGATGTCACGACTGAGATCAACTATGTCGCAGAAAAAGTATCACACCTTGCAACCTCGATGATGTCGATGGGTGCAACTGTTATCGATGATAACGGTGTGTACGAAGTTCTGGATAACAACTAGGAGGGTTAGGAAATGGCTTTTGCTTCAAGCGGACTAACTCGTGTTGGTGGTGATTCAAACGGTAGCTTGTGGATGTACACATCTGCCGATGCGATTGCCACGGTAAATACCGCAGGGTATTTTAACAGTGCAGCAAATATGCTTGATGTTCGGGACTTGATTATCGTTCGCGATACCAATGTGCCAACAACAAACTTTTGTACTGTTTTGTCAAACACTGGTTCAGTTGTCGATGTGTCTGATGGCACTGCGGTAGCTGAGACAGATGGCGACTAAAAAGGAGAGGGGGGTGAAAGCCCCCCTCACTACTCATGGCAGTTAGCAGCACCGCAGCAAACTCAGCAGTTGATATCTGCGCAAGGGCATTGATCCTTATTGGCGCAGAACCAATTACGTCATTTGACGACGGCACCACAGAGGCTCTTGTCTCTGTGAACATGTATGAGGATGTAGCTAGAGCATCTCTAGTAAACGCACGTTGGCGGTTCTCTACTAATCAGGATGTGCTAAACAGACTGACTGATGCTCCAACTGGCAGATATGATAATGCTTATCAGCAGCCAGATGGCACGTTAATGATTCATGCTATTACTGTAAACGACAACCCGATTGAGTATCAGATTTACGGTGATAAAGTTTATGGCAATACATCAACAAACGATGTGTTGATTGCAGATTATACATACAGGGCAAACGAACAAGATTGGCCCTCGTATTTTACAATCGCTGTTGAGTATGGACTGGCAACACTGTTTGCCACATCCATTGCAAGAGATCCAAGTCTCGCGGCTCTAATGCAAGATGCCTCAACAAAGGCGATGGCAAAGGCTCGTAGTTTGGATGCGCAGCAGCAGACCACGCGCAAGCTGGTAACGTCGAGGTTTATTACTGACAGGCGAAGTTAATGCAAAGAGTCCGCGTACCGATAAGTAACTTTCAGTATGGTGAGATCAGCCCTTCTCTTGTTTCCAGAACTGACACTCCGCTTTACAACAACTCAGCAAAGAAGATTGAAAACTTCTTTCTGCGTAACGAAGGCGGTTTGCTCAAACGCTTTGGCACCAAGCGCTTATATGAGTTTGACACTACGGTAGACTCCTCCGCTACCCAGCAACTCAGGCTGGTGCCATTCATATTCTCTGATGATGAGCGTTACATCATTAGTCTTGAAAGCGCAAAGATCCGCATATTTCAGATCAATCCTACGACTGGCGCTGTTTCTTTGATCCAAACGCTGACTCAAGATGTCAGCAGTAACGCTATTCCTTTTACTAATGCCAAGCTGCCAGAACTGACATACGCACAAGCTGGCGATGTTATGTTTATTGCACATCAAACATTCATGGTGCGTAAGCTAGTGCGCACTAGCCTTACAACATTCCAGCTTGAGTTGATGACATTCAATGAAAGTGCAGATGGCTTTAGAATAAATCAGCCATACTATTCTTTTCAGCCAATAGGTATGACGCTTGATCCATCTGCTTCTAGCGGCAATGGCATCACAGTTACAACAAGTGCCAACTACTTTGACATAACCGGCAGTCAATCTGGTGGTAACTATCCTGACTCAAAGCATGTTGGGTCAGTTTTGCGGTATCACAACAACGAGATAACAATCACATCTGTTCAGTCTGCAACACAGGCAACAGGCAATGTGCAGGATGAGTTGCTTGTGCATCTTGATAGAGATGCTATTGAAACAACAGATGGCAGTACAAGCATACACATAACCTTTGTTAATCATGGCTTGGCTGTAAATGACTCAATAACAATATCTGCTGCTGGTGCAGTTGGTGGCATATCAGCAAACAACATTAATGGCACTCGTACAGTAACTGAGGTTATTAACGAGAATGAGTTTGTTGTTGTTGCTGGCGCTTCTTCTAATGATTCCACAATAGGTGGTGGCTCTCCAAAGATTGTCACACATGCTGCGGCTACAGAGTGGGGTGAGCAATCATACAGTGAACTGCGAGGGTATCCCGGCGC